TAATTTTAAAATACAAGAAGTTAAAAATATATATTCGGTATTTAGATATTATTCAGCTAAGGTATATTCTGTGAGATACAGAGATGGTAAAGCTGAATACTTCCCTCATCAGATAATAGATTGTATGGTTGAAGGTAGTATACCTGATAAAACTGTAGAAACTGATTTTGAGTATGATGAAGCAGATAGAATGTTAGTTAAATACATGAATGATCAAATAGATACAATTTATAATATAGACTTTGATGAATTGGAAGAGTTCACATACTTCCAACCAACTTGGACGAATATGCTTAAAGTTCCTCTACTGTTGTACACTATGAAAGGCTATTATAAATTATTTGTTAAAAAACAATCATTTAATTAATGTAATTATAAAATATAAAGGAGTGAATATTAATGCTTAATAATCTTAAAAAGATGATAAATGCTGAAGCAGAAAGTGATTTACAAGTAGACTTAATGCTTGAAGCTGTAAACGATTCAATAGCAGATATGTTTATAGAAGATGATGGAGAAATAGAAATGGCTGAAGATGAAATAGTTAGGGTATTAGAAAAAATACCTGCTTATGATGAAGAAGCTGAGATGAATAAAAAACTAGATAGAATAGCTGAAAGTTATATACCTGAAGAAATATAAATTATAAATTGGAGGTAATAATATGATAGTATTATTCAGAAAAAATAATATATTAAGTGCAAGGGTACTAATGGATTTAAGATTACCAATACAATATAAAAATAAAGTATTTAATAAAGGTAAACAAGAATTATACTTAGAACCAGAAGAAGTTCTTCATATATTAGCTAGAAATGGTAATATTCAAATATGGAATGGTAAAAAGTATATTAAACTTCATGTAGGTCAATTCCATGAATTATTACAACGAAAAAATTACTTAATAGAAGAAGTCGTTGTTCCTAAGAAAGTTGAACAACCTAATCCTGTTGTAAAAGAAGAACCTAAAGTAGAAAAAGTTGTAGAAGAACCGAAGGTGGAAGAGGTTGTAGAAGAACAACCAAAACAACAACCTAAAAAAGAAGAAAATAAACAATATGAAAATAAAAAGCAAAGACATAATAACAACAAACAAAATCAAGGTGGTGATAAATAATGAAATTTGTAATATTAAATCATAACAGAATAATTCCAGGATATGGTGTTAAAGGTCCTATATTATCACCTGCTGAATATGATATACATCTTGTATTAAGATGGTTAGCAGCGGGATTAGATGTAAGAGAAGTTATGCCTGATGGAACTTATAGAAAATTAAAACATAACGATGCTAGATTAATGGAAGAGCTTGATAAAAAGATTGAAAGACAAACTCAAGAAAGAGCTGAACTTAAAAAAGCTCAAGAAGAAACTAGAAGATCTAGAATGGGTGGTGGAAATATTAGATTAGTACCTGAAAATAAACCACTTCCCGTAATAAAACCTAGACCTAAAAAAGAAGAACCACCTAAAAAAGAAGAACCTAAGGTGGAAGAGGTTAAAGAAGAACAAGTTGATTTATTTATCGACCAACTAGAAGATCCTGAATAGGATGTGTTTAAATGGGAAAACATAGTTTAAAAGAAATATTAAAAAATAAGAATCGTGTAGTGATATCAACCGAAGAATCATTAGAAGACGTTGAACCTATAGAATGGTCCGATGACGTTATTGAAGGTGATAAAAAGGTTATTGTTACCGATTGTGAAGAAAAAATAAATTAGATATACTCATTAAGAGTATATCTAATTTTTTAATCATATTGTGTAGGGTCAGTCCATATATCTCCTTCTTCCCTACCAACGGAAGTTCTTTTAGTTAATGTATATAAAGTTTGTATAGCTTCATTTTCAGTTTTTCTTACATTTGAAGCATTTATATCAAGTATGTTAGCTTTACTTCTAACTATCTTATCACATTCAGCATTTGCTTCTTGTGAGAATATTCCTTTTATAGACATCTGGTCACCGTCCATTAATATCTATACGATTTTGTAGACGCTACTCTACCAGTGAGTTTCCCCACCAAGGACTATATCATATAGGTTATTCAAAAACCTATCTACCTTTTTCCCAATTCGCTTGAATTAGTACGGCTAAAGCCTAGTCTCTGAACCTTTTACCAATCATAATTTTTTGAAATATGTTTCCATCGTTTTCTTTCATGAATAAATCTAACTATGGTATAGCTTACAGGAAAATCACACATTCTAATAACTTCAGGTCTAGTATACCCTTGACTTAATAATTTACAGATAAAATGACATTGTTCATCATTTATTTTCGACATACCATTTTCAGATCCTGGAGAAATTTTACCCCAATGTTTTGTTATTTCTGCTTTTTTAGTTTCATTAGTACATGAAAATTGATGTTCTAAATTTTCTAATTGTGTACACCATTCAAGATTATTAATATTATTATTTGATCGATCTTTATCTTTATGGTTTATTTGTTCATCGTAATCATGTTTTTCTAGAATCATTTCTGCGACTAATTTATGTATATAATAGATATGTCTGCTATTATCATTATGCTGTAAACCTACAGTGTAATAACCTGCTGTAGTGACACCATATTTTAAATATTTTCCTGTTTTTATATTTTTAACTTTTCCATCAGTAGATATTGTATACATAGGTTTAATATCACCTAATATTATAAGTTTTTCTTCCATATACATCATCACCTTTCACGATTGGTAACTTGGCTGCGGATTGCCCAATCTTAAACCTTTTTACTATACCTAGGGTAATTATTCCTAGCCACTATAATATCACTATTATAGTTTAGTAGTTTAAGCTCTAAGGGTGTTCCCGAACAATTTAAGTAGTTTAAAGACTACAACGTGACCATTTTATAGTCTCCACCTAACTGTTTAAGTAAAACATTTGAAAGTTTTAAAACATCGTAGAAATATGTAGATATTTCAACATTACTCATTGAAAAATCAACTTTAGGATAGTGTTTGAATAATACACCGTTATATATCAATCTTTCTGTTTGAGTAGTTGAAGATATATTTATTTTTGAAGCAAATGAACCTAAATGGTTTGTTATAGGATATCTTGTAAGGAATACATGTTTATCTGCTGCAGCTCTATTAGCAGCTATAAACAATACATCTGTTATAGTCATATCTCTAATTATTTCAGTACCATCTTCTCTTTGTAATTTTATTTTATAATATATTGGATATGGTTGTTCCTGTCTTAATGGTATTTCTATTTTCTTAAATCTATCATCATATGTTCTAGTAAAGTTATCCATCATCTTTTTAAAATAGTCATCACTGTAATAGAAATTGAAATCTAATAAGTCAGCAGTACCTGAAAGTTTCTTATTATATTCCGACAAGTCTTCTATTTTATATCCTAACATTTCATACTGTTCATTAAAGAAATTTCTTAATTCATGTAACATGAATGGGAAGAATAATGTACATATCATTGATACAGGAACTGCACAATGTGTAAAACTAACTATATTATCATCATATCTATTTTGTCTAAATTCAGGTGCTGCTATAACTGCACGAACACCATAATCTATAGTTTTACCTAATAATGATTTTCTTATTAACCCATTTTTCTTTTCTAATTTATGTTTAAAGTAGTCGTATATCTCTACTAGTGTATCTTGAACTTTCCCTTTATTTGCACTAGTCATAAAAGAGAATTCGCTAGTAGCGGCTACCATATTTGCAAATCTTAATAACTTACAATATAAATCAGTTAATTCATTATGAGAAACTTTACCACTATCAACATTTTGGAAGTTAACATCACGGTAAAATGCTGGAATTACTATCCACCTTTTTACAAATAAAACATTTTTTCCGTACGCTTCTATAAGATTAATCCTTTCATTCCTTACGTTTGAATCATTTCTTTTAAACTTTATTTTTTCCCAGTTTTTATATAACCATGCACATCCATTACTTCCATTTTCGTTTTCTACAATTTGACCATCTTCTGTTATTATAAAATTTCTAGTTCCTTTAACAACAGCTTCTATTTTTCTATCTAGTCTTAGTAATATTTTATATATGTATGGATGTATAAAATAATCGTGTAAACTTATGTACGCATAATTTTCTCTTCTTTCTTTTGAAGTCATCCCAAATATTTCCAATGAAAGCATACCATCTGGTGTTGGTACATTTCCAGCTTCGAATAGAATAGGATTCGTAACTTCTTTGCCTTCAAGACCATTTGTGCGTATAAGGCGTTCTACGTCCATCAAATCTATTTTCATAAATCTCTTCCTCACTTTCATAATTATTAGTGACCGATATTTCAATACGATTTTCGGCATTATTGATTTGTACTGAAATCTCACTATCACTATTATTAATCAAGTCTCCAACAGGCTCAATCAAATCTATTATAACCGTTAATGAATCATTACATTCGTCTTGTATTAAATCTATATTATTTATATTATTTTCATCTATCTCTAATATTATATTATATATTTTCGTTATCTTTAAATAATGCTTATCGATAACGTCTAAAAAAGAGTCAGCTAATCCTAGTTGAATTAGCTGATTTATAAAACTATCTATCGGCATCATAAGAATCCTATCCTTTCAAAATATTTGGGATTCTCGGAATCAAATTCAAAAATCAACGCATTATTTTATTTCTCGCTGCCAATCTTTCTTGAGCTTTTAATTCTTCTTCTCTATATTTTTGCTCTTCTTCTATTTCTTTATTTCGTCTTTCAATTCTTGCATCTCTTAATGCAACTAACTCTTTATAAGATAATTCTTCTAACATAAAATATGCACTTGGACCACCAAACAATTCCATTATTTCGTCCATAAACTTAGAGATTCTCTCTATTCTATAGTCGTATTCATTGCTTGTTGGTACTTGTGAAAAAGGATAGTATCTAATTCAACCTCAACAGAATTCACATGATGTTTACATTTCATATTAGGGCAATTTATATCCATTAATCCGAACTTAAATTCAAGTCCTTCAGTTATTTCACCGATTTTTGTACTTAATATACTTATATCTTTAGCATTTAAACTGTATATTAATTTTATAACGTCTTCAGTATCATCTATTTCTAGATATGTTTCACCACCATCATCTGGATTTGGTACAAACATTCTAGCAACAGCAGAAGAAATTATTGTAGCTTGATTATATTTTTCGTCTAATTTATCTATGGCATTTACAGAATCGTATATGAATGAATAAGCATTTTGAACACCTATAGTACATATAAATTCAGAATCAGGTAATTGTATAGATTTTTCTGTATTTAATAAAGATTCTTCAAAACATTTTTTAGCCATTTCTTCTGTATGAGAATTGTCTGCTGTATATTTAACTAAATCAGCTAATTTTTCAGACATTTCTTCAGCTCTTAATAAACTTCTCATTTCATATTTATGTTCTATAGAACTTCTACATAAAGGACATGTTAATGGGAATGTATCTTCATCTGGGAATGTAGCACATAATATACCGTAAACTAATATATCATATTCTAATGAAGCTACATTATTTAAGAACGTATTGAAATCCATTTTTCCTATTGATGTAGATTCTATTTTAGAATGAATTAATGTCCATTTAGAAACTAATGTCATTACATTAACTTGGTCACCACTTATTAATCCCATTAATTCAAATGTAGAACATCCTTTCATAACCATAGTTAATCCAGATATTGGAAGAACTACTGTTGTATTTCTAACAGTATTACGTTTTTGTAATATTCTATCAGCTATACCAGTTTTAGCTTTTTTAGTTTTTATAGATTTAAGTTCTACAGTTTCAACTTCTTTTAATGTTATAGATTTAACTTTTTTCATTTTTTCTCTTTCTTCTTCTGTAAAGTTTATAACTTGACCCATTCCGGTTTTATCTATAACAACAACTGCTTCTCTATATCTTTTTAAGAAATCTTCTTGTTTTTCTGTACCATCATCCATAGACTCTTCTTGAGCAACGTTTTTAGGCTCTTCTACAGATAATGAATCATTGTCATCATAATCATCTAATGCTAGTGATTCATTCATTTCGGCTTCTTTTTTTCTTGCTTCTTCCTCTTCTTTTTTCTTTTGCCAAGCTTCAAATTCAGCTTTGGCTGCAGCAGTTTCTTCTTCTAATTCTTGAAGCGTTTCTTCTATTGAAGCCATTTGTTCAGCAGTTATTATATTACCTGGAGTTCCTCCACCTTTAATACCAGCTCTTCGCATTATTTCTTCTTCTTTCATTAATTGTCCATTATTATTTCCAGAATTTTCAACTTGTGATTCATCAACTTCAGATAATGTCATAACTTTATTAATATCATCTTCTAATTGATTATTGTTAACTTTAATATTATTTTGTGCTAATAAAGATTTTATATCTACTTTTTTATTATTTTCCATTATAATTTCCTCCTATTAATAAAATTCGATTTTTAATTTAACGATCATCGTCGACTAAAAAGTTGAACTCAAGTTCATTAAGTTCATTTCTATAGAATGCATAATAAATATCTTTTTCCACCTGAGAACTTTCGTCCACTAATAAAGGAATTTTAATTATCATAACATCTCTATTATAATCATCAATCATTATAGTAACGACGATGTCATCTTCTGATAAGTAGGATAATAGTTCCATACAGTTACTTGCAACTAACCCCTTAATCATTTCTGGGCTCACTCTATTCTGCATATCAGCTTGTATATATTGACCTATATTAACTCCTATTTCTGGCATACTTGGCATATTACCAGGTTTCATTAATAAGATGTTCAATATATAATTTACAAGTGAATCGGTTTCATTATATATCTTACTCTTCTGAAAATGATCTTTACCTATTCCTATATCCCTTGGTAAAGCCAAAATAATCATCTCCTTTGCTCATTATTTATTATAATATTGTAATTTTATTTGAATTTTATATACTGTAAAACTACCGTAAAAACAATCTCTTAAGATGAAATTTGAATAAAGAAGAAAGGTGGTATAATAATGTATAGATGTAAGATATGTGGTAAAAAATATACAGAACTTGCTGCTTTATATAATCACATCGAAAGTAAACATAGAGATATGATTCCTAAAGATATGAGTGTACAACAATATTACTATTATATGAAAACTGGTAAGATGAACGGTAACTGTGTAATGTGTAAAAAGCCTACTAGTTGGAATCATAATACTGGAAAATATAATAGATTTTGTGGCGATGAAAAATGTAAAGAAGAATATGTTAAAATAATGAAAAGTAGAATGGTTGCTAAATACGGAAAAACGCATCTACTTAATGACCCAAATAAACAAAGAGAGATGTTAGCAAATAGAAGTATTTCAGGAGTTTATAAATGGTCTGATGGGAAACATGAAACTACTTATACAGGAAGTTATGAATTAGATTTCCTAAAAACATTAGACGGTTTCTTTGATTGGGACCCAACAGATATCTCAATGCCATCTCCACATACATATACTTATAAATATGAAGGAGAAGATAAATTTTATATACCTGACGTATTTATACATTCGTTAGATTTAGAAATAGAAATAAAAGATGGTGGAGATAATCCAAATAATCACTATAAAATACAAGCTGTTGATAAACATAAAGAAGCTTTAAAAGATGAAGTAATGTGTTCACAAAAAGCTTTTCATTATATAAAAATAACTAATAAAAACTATGAGAATTTCTTTAGTTTCTTAAAAGAAATTAAAAGAGAATTTGAAAAATATGAGGATGAAAAGAAAATACCTAGAATATTTAAAATAGAAGATATTAAAGGAACTAATGTAAAACCTGTAAAAGAATCAGTTGAAGTAGTTGAAGAAGGTAATGAATTAATAGATGATATACAAAAAGGACTTGCTAAATTTGATAATTTTACTAAAGTTAAATATAGTGAAAGAGACATGTTCTTTTCATTACGATACGATTTAGCAAAAAATAATCCTAAAGAGATGCAAGAATATTTATCTAAACTTATTAATGCTGCACAATTTGAAGATGATTTACATTACGTTAGAAAAATGGCTAGAAAAGCAGACGATCATTATAGATTAAGACTTAAAAAGAATCCAGACTTTAAAGACGAATATGAAAAATATTACGATTGGTTTAAAAATGGAGGAATGGATAAAGATATTAAAAAGAAAAGTAAAAAGGTTATAAAAGAATCTATGGAAATAGTTGAAGAAAATATTTTTGTTTCAACTGACAATATAGAATTACATTTAGATAAATTCGGTCATTCTGAAAATGTTATGTATATAACTGGATTAGGAGGATCTGGTAAAAGTACTATAATATCAAAATATTGTAAAGAATACGGTGCTAATGCTTTAGAATTTGATGCTATAACTTCAGCATTAATAAAAGGATTAGAAAACTTAAATAGAAATAAAATACATCCAATTATAATAGAATATTTAGAAACACAAAACCCAAATAAACTAGATGGATTCTCAGATCCTAATTTTGTAACTGAATCAGTCAAATTCTTAGATTGGTTTGAAAGTAGAGTTAAAGGTGATAGTAAACTTTATATTATAGAAGGTATGCAATTATTTATATGCTTTGAACCAGAAAGATTTATAGGAAAGCCTATGGTTATAATGGGTACATCTGTAAGTAAGTCTATGTTTAGAAGTATTTGTAGAGTATATAAACGTAGCGAAGGTGATGTTATAAGAACATTCAAATTCTTCTTAAAAACTTTAAAGAGAATACCTATATTCCTTAAAAACGATAGACAGCTAAGCGATATGATAAATGTATTAGATGAATCTTATATAACAGATACTATGGAAGAATCTTCTATAAGTATACCTCAAATGAGTTATTACTTACAAAATCAATATGAAGAAGATATGAAAGATTATCTTAACACATATAAAAAATATTATAACCTCATGTTAAAAGAACAACCTGCAGCAGTTAAACATATTAATGAAGATATTAGAAAATGTTTAATAGTTATAGATGGGTTAGCTGATAAAGGTGTCGAAAACAATTTAGTTCAATTTGCTAAAGATGATTTAGGTGAAATAGTAAAAGCTGCTAAGAAAGGTAAACCTGTTAAAGTTATCGAATCTTCTAAATATATTGAAGAAGGTAGAATAAACGATAATATAGATAAATTCCTTATGTGGTTAGAAAAACCTAAAGAAAAATATAAAGGTGCTAATATAACACTATATCACGCTTCCGTTGATATTGATAGGGTTTATGGTAAAAATAAGTCTATAAACACGTGGAATGTTGGTGATGTTATAGAACCTGCAAGTTTATCTATAGCACCTGGTGCAACTTTATTTTCTAATCCTCGTAATGCTATATATTTCTGGGATAATATAGAATACGCTTATGAATGGGGGTTATATAGAGCTTTAGATGTTATGTTGGATGAATGCGACTATTTAACAAGACATGGTAAATGTATATTAGTAGGGAAAAATGAAGGTATGAGTGATGATGCTGCAGTAAAAACTATGATGAATTTTATAAAAACTGATAAACTATGTAAAAAATTAGGTTTATCTCATTTCTACGTTTATGAAACTGAAGTTAGTATTCATGACTTAGAAATTACTGGTATAAAATCAATACATGAATATACAGTTAGTAAACCTGTAACGATATTAAAAAAACAAAAAATTGAAATAACTGAAGACTTAATTCGTAAACATTGTATGTTTGCAGAGATTGGAAAACAATACAATCGAGTTCGTGATAGAGAATTGGAAAAAATATATTTTAATCGTGTACGTAATCCTATATTATCACCTATTTTAAAAGATGATAAAGACTATTTTAGAGGTAAATTAGCATCTTATTTAGACGATAACTTTGACGATCCTAAAAAAGAATTAAAAGATAATCGTAATAAATATAGACATAAATTGAATACATCTATGTTTAAAATAGATTATTTGGGTATCGATACTAAATTTGAAAGTACTGGTCTTGTTGAAGATATGGTTAATATAGACGATTCAACTAACGATATAAATTCTATAACTGTTCAAGATGATAATGTTAGTATATCTAATGTGGTTGAATGTAAATTAGTTTATAATAATCCTAATAGTAAACAATTATTCTCTCTTACAGATGTTAAGAGTCAGCTTATAATAGAAAATTCATATGTAGTACAAAGAGATAAAGTCGGAACTCATTGTTCTGTAAGCCCTGTGTACACTGATCTAGAAGAAGAAAATGTTTTAGAATTCCAATTAGTTTTAAATGAAGGAGTAGATATTCATACACTAAATAGTAAATTATCAGAAGGTGTAGTTATAGCTAGTCTACATAAATTCGACGATGATAGTTTTAGATTTATCAAAGAATCATGTTTAAAATTATTTGGCGTTTATCCTAAGGAAATAAAAATAAAATAGGAGGTGTTTATATGCAGGAGTTTAATCAAGAAATTTTAGACACTATGAAAAAACAAGTTAAAAACATTAAAAGTGTTTATGAAGTATGTAATTATTGTAAGGAAGGTAATAAGATAGCTAACGAAGAGTATCTTATAAAATATCCAACTCATAAAACTTTACTTTCTTTATTAGAAAGAGCTGTTACTATATTAGAATCAAATATAATTAATGAATATAATGAAAGTATAGTTGAAAATGTACTAAATGATATAGAGTTCTTTATAGGACAAAATGTTTTAACTGAATCTCATGTTAAAAGATTATTGTTAGGTCCTATGACTCTACAAAGTCTTCCTTTATTTAAAAAGAAAACTGAACCTATAAGAGATAAAATAATAGAACTTTACAATTGTGAATCGTCTATTTATTACTATGAATTCGATGAATTTAAAGCAGAGATGCCTTTTAACTATCAACGATTAGAATCTTACATGAGATATAATAAAGTTGGTTATGAGGAAGAACTTATAGACTTTGAATTTAACGGTGACTATGTAAAGGAATCGTATTCGTTCGACATAGATGAAAGAGCTATTGATAATATAAATAGTAAATACGGAACTTTAGAAAGTATTAATATAATAGATAAATTTAGATTAGAACAACATGGAATAACTCCTATAATAGAACATAATAATCAATTTATACATTATGTTAATGGAAGACAATATAACGTATACAAAGTTAAAAATGAATACTACATGATTACTGAAGCTGGTAAAGGCTTTAAATCATATAAAGTTACAGTAAAAGATGAACCTGTGAATATAACATTAGAATCTTTATATGGAAGGAAGTGATTTAAATGGAAAACATATATGATATAATTAGAGAACAGGAAAAAATATTTGATCAAGAATATAAAGCTATACAAGAAGGTCAAAATGAAATATTATTGATAGAAAAGACTGCTGTAGTTACACTAGAAGAATTAGTTTACAATAACCCTGAAAAGAAAAAACTTTCAGTTTTAATGGAGGAAGCAGAAACTAATGAAATAGTTAAAACTCAAAGTCTTGTGGAAAAACTTAAAGAACAAATGCAAAGAGTTATAAACTGGATCATGAACATGTTTAAACATTATGAAAAGTTATTTCAAGAAGGAGCTAATTTTGTTAAGAATAATGATTTAAATGCATGTATGAATAAAATAAAAGCTAAACAAATGGATGTTAATGTTACTTGGCATTCTCAAAAACCACCATTCCAAAGAATGCAAACAACTTGCTTAAGAGGAATAAATTTTGAAAAATTTGTAACTAAACGTATGAGAGGAAATAGTAATGCTGTTGGAGATGCTTCAAATGAACATTTAGCATCAGGTGATAAAACTGAAAATTATTTAGCATCGTTAATGAAAGAATTTAAATTAGATAAAGAAAATTTAGCCGAAACAAAAATAACAGCAATAAATGTTCTTGTTATACATAACGATCTAACAACTTTACCAGAAGCTAATAAGAAATTGAATAATATTAAATCTAAAGTTCAAAAACTTTATAATAATGCTATAAATGAAGTACGTGAACAAGCTAGATCTAACAAAGAAAAGAAAGCCGCTAAAGCTGATAATGAATTAGCATTTATAAACTCACAAATAAAATCTATAAATGAACAAATTAGAGCTTATGCTAAAATAATGACAATGGTATTTAAAGAAGACTATAACATAGCTAAGTTAATCGTTTCTAAAGCAACTGGAAAAGAATTTAAAGATAAGAAGGAGAAGAAGGGAAAATAATCCCTTCTTCTTTTTTAACAACCGTACAACTATATATAATATTTAATCGGAGGTAACATGATGAAAAAATTGAGTTTTGAATTAAAAGTGTTTATAACTCTAATTGTGTTATGTATTGCGGGTATAGTATTTTCTACTATAGCAATAGATAAGCAAATAGATAACTATATAGAAGAATTGAAAACTGAAATAAAAATAGTAAATAATGGAAATGATGAAATTAATATAGACCATGAAAATAATAAGATAGTAATTACAGTAAATCCAATCGAAGAGGAAGAATCTGAGGAAGTAACCGAAATACGTGGAATAGTTATTAGTAATGATGGTTTAAATATTAGACAAAACCCTTCAGTTGAATCTGAACGAATCGGTGTTCTAGAATATGGATCGGAAGTTATAATCCTAGAAGACTGTGGAGATTGGTATAGAATAGATAACGGATATATATTTAAAGATTATGTCATTAGAATTTAATCAGTAATGAAACATTATAGTAAAGTGTAAAAGTCGAATATTTCAATACTATATTATATAGGTGACATAAAATAAATTATCATTAAAGGAGTGTATAATTTTGGCATATGCATCTAATGGATTATCTATAATATTATTTGTTAGTTCTGTGGTATCAATACCTATAGTAATATTAGCATTAATATTATATATAAATCTAAAATAGCAAAAGTGTAAAAAGGTCATATTTCAATACTATATTATATAGGTGAAATAGAATAAAAGTAATAACAAATTTATATGATCCAAAATAAAAAATATATTAAAATTATAGGAGGTATTCATATGAATATGAATAATAATAATGTAGAAAGAAATAATGGAGTTAAAGCTACAATACAAGGTGTTAATGAAAACAGTTACATGCATAAATGTTATCTTGGTAGTTTAGCAAAAGTAACAGGATACGATATAATAGAATTCTTACAAGGATTTATAAAAGGATTAAATGGCGAAGTTGGTATGATATATAGCCAAGATCCTGCAACAGGTGAAGTTCAAGGTATGTTAGCAATACCATATAAAGCTAATAGCCAAAACAGACAACAAACTAATACAAATGGTATGATACCAATACCAGGAATCAACAGTGCAAGAAATGGTAAGATAAATGAACAAGTATTAAAATCTATAGATAGAATAAAAATGCAAGGTTATGGACCAAGCTTATTATATGAAGAAGATGCAATATTATTCAGAATAGATTTCGGTCTATTAATAGCTGAAATGATGAACCCAGCTAAAGGATATGCAGTATCTATAGACGATATAAAAATGAATGGAATGAGTGACGTAGTTTGTGTTGTATCAGTATTCAAATCTAAAAATGCAAACAATGTAAACCGTATGACACGTGTGTTACAAGGACAAAAATTTAATACAAGACCTCAAAATCAACAACAACCACAAAGATATAATGGAAATAGAAGATAACATTAAATAAGGATAGATGATTAATTTCATCTATCCTTATTTTATTTTTTATTGTTCCGTCAAATTAAATTTCAGAGAAACTATCTAATTAATTATCAACCATACAACAACTTCTTAATGCGATAGCAGCATTAAGATACGAAACGAACCTTCTTAAAAGGTGAGTGAAAGAAGTTGTTAAATATTAGAATATGGTTAGGAAGATACGTCCATTTGCATGGACGTATTTTTCTGAGTATATAGAAAATTATATCAATAACAATTAAGTAAATACATAATAATCATCTCCTATAATATATTTTTATATATGGATAACCTTGAGGTTATCCATATATATTTTTATCATTAAATTAACAAATAATTAGTATAATTGAAAGGAGTAATTTTATAATGAATGAAGAAAAAATAAATTTATTAATGGGATTATTTGGAGCTAACGATATGGACGAATTAAAGGCTAGATGTCCTATAAATATAAATAATTGGTTATATAACAATATGGATAACG